AGTGTTAGTAGGGGCAGAGTGAGCAATTGTTGCTCTATTAGTTTCATCACCTGCTAGGAATAGATGGTTAGCAAATACGTCTACAAGTGCAGGTGCATCTAGACACTGATCGCCACCACCTGTGTTTGTTGTGTGGCCTGCATCAGCGGGGTTTCCCCCTGTGCCTGTTGATCTTAGTTCTTCCCAATGCTGACCGTCATAAACAATGGCAGGATTAACACCGTCTACAAAACAAATACGGTTACCTGTACCAAAGTTAAAAGTTACGTGACGAAGCTTTTCAACAGTACGGACACCATCTGTCGTGTTTCTAACGATACTGTGATCTAGGGTAAAAGGCCTCCACCCAATAAGTGGAGTGTAGTAGTAGAAGCTATATGTCGTAGCCCCTACATCCTTACGAGCGGCAATGATCTTTGTAAGATTAGAAACGTCGTCTTTAAAGATCGCTAGTCCTAGTACCTTACCTTCTGCGCTACCTGCGTTGTTAACGTCGTCTACTTCAGGATAGTCAGCATCATAAAGTTCAAAGCCCTCAACACGTCTATAGCCACCAAACAACGATGGTTCGTAGTTCACCAGACGGGTTGCAGCCCCAGGCTTATTGTCTGATAGGTCTAAGTGATTCTCGTTTGAGTTTAGACCGCCAGAGCATATGACTTTAAAACTATCAATGCGGTCTGCCATTAAAATTTGACCCTTGTATCACTGATGTACTGGTAGTTGTTGATGTACAAAGTCTGAAGGTCTTTGATACCTTGTTGGAAAGCAGTAAAGGCAGCACTTGCTGCCTCAAGGTTATCTTTGAACATGTAGAGGTGGTAGATCGCACCATCTACGATTACCGTATCAAAACTTTCAGGAATACGAGTTACATCTGTAGCGGCTGTTAGGTCACTGTAGTTTTGATAATATCTAAATCTAACTGTGTAGGCCTTGTCAGGAGAAGGCGAAACACCGAAGCCATTACCGTGGCTAGGAAAGACAAAATCAGGAACAGCACGGCCTGTGCTTCCTGCATCATAATCATCATCACGATAGTCTCTATACCATTCATCACGGTCTATAGATTTTAAAGTCTTATAGGTGACTGCTAGGCTATCATCTTTTTGTATCTGGAAACTGTTCCAATCAGATACCTTAAAATAATCGGGCCATGTGTATTCTGTCTGTCCTGCAGTCAGGACTTGCGTATGTTCTGCAGCATTGAAAGGCCAGCCATATTCCGCTTGGTTTACTTTAGCTATCGCTGCTTTAACCGCATCTTTAACTAGGGCCTGAACACCACGTACAGTCGGAAAATCGTCTGCAGAGATTTCCACCTCATTCAGACGACGCAAAGTTTTATTGCAAAGATCAATATAACTAGATGGCATTACATACCCCTAAATAGAGTGAAGGGGCAAGCCGAAGCCTGCCCCCGTAGGCAATTATGCCAAGTTGTAGTTCGCTGTGATAAGGCCTTCTGGGCGCAAGATTTTGCGACCATAAAGCTGCATACCACGGACGATGTCTGCGAATGTGTCTGGTGAACGGAAAGATTCAGTCTTTGCGATCTGATCCGCTACCGCTACCGCACTGTCGTGACCTGCAACGATTACACCGTAGTTTGCTTCAGAACCTGCAGATGCAGATGTACCTGCGCCTGTACCTTCGTATGGAAGGTTGTTTGAAGTATAGACACGGAAGCCACGGATAGTGCCTGGAAGGCGACCATTGCGTACTTCTGAATCACCACCGAAGTCTGCGTTGACCAATTTTGCGTCTTCATCCATTAGGATTTCTTTGAAGACAGGGTCAACAACAACCCAACGACCATCTGTATCGACGTTAGCTGCGTCTAGCAAACGTGCCATACGGTTTAGGACTGCTAGAGGGGAAGTGATCGCACCTGCGCCACCGCCTGCAGCAACTGGGATAGAAGTTACTTCTGCTTCAACACCAAGATCGCTGCCACCAAATGAGGTGATATCGAGTTTGTGTGCCGCAAGTAATTCGTCGTTTCCTGCAGTTGAGTCAGCTTTTGTACCGCCTGTATCTAGTGCAGTACGACGACCCCATGCAGAACCATCCCAATCCCAACCTGACATATAGCCAAGAACTTCACGGTCAAAAGTATCACGCAGTTTAAAGCCTGCACGATCTGTTGCCAAATCGATGAAGTTCACATGTGAGTGCGCTTCTTCGATGTCATCCATTGCAAACTGGAAGTAGTTCGCTTCAGTGATGACCATAGTGAAATCGGCATCTGTCAAATCTTGTGTAGCCAATGTGGTACCACGGCTATAAGAATTGATAGTGATGTCGGGTTCTTTGATGATCTTAACACTATCTCCCATATTGGCGATTTCGCCGCTATAGTCAGTGTTTGTGACATCTTCTACAACAGAAGAGTTACGGAAAGCTTTTTGAACTTTCTTAGAGTAGATTACTGGCGAGAAATTGCCATTGGGCAAGTTGCCATAACCTGATGCTACTGGAAATGCCATTTTGTGTCTCCTTTGTGAAATGGCTAGAAGCTTGCGCTTCGGACAGAACACAGAAGAGGACAGTTGAGTGGCAGTACTAATGTGAGGGTGCGCCATGTGTTGCAGCACATAACGGGCCTCACCGTACTGGTGGACTTATTGTCGTATTTCTTCTGAAAAATAGGATTATAGGGGTGGTCTTAATTGAGGCCCTATTTCCTGTTTAGAGATTGAAGAAACAACCTCATCATAATCTTTACTTAAAGACTAAGAAGAACCTGTTACTACAATCATTATAACATTTTTATAGCCAACAGTAAATGGTCTTTATTATCTACTGTTGGCTTTTTTATTTACCGTGCTGCGCCTGATACGTCGTAGACGAAAGCACCTGTTCGCATTGCTTCCAAGATAGCGTCTTCATTCTTCTCGTAATCACGATCAGACATCGCTGCTACTTGGCTTTCAGAGAAACGTGCTTTGCCCCCTTGTGGGCTAGGTGACGTGCTAGATGTACGTCCTACTGCTTGTGCTGCAGACTTAGGGTTAGCAGATTTTTTGCGCTTACCTGTATCTGCTTTGTACAAATCAATTGCACGGGATGCAGCTTGAGCATCTGTATTGTTTTTATACAATGCGTCCTGAATGTACATTGGCTGTAAGGCTACCCATTCATGGAAAGCGGGGTCTTGCCGTATCTGTCCAAAATCAGGATGTAGCTTCATAAGCTGTTGTTCAGCTTCACGACGGGTCAGACTTGTCTCAATTTGCTCAAGACGCTTCTCACCATTCTTTAGATGTTCAGCAACTTCGTTTGCACGTTTACGAGCAATTGTGTCTACGATCTTTGCAACGTCTGGGTATTTCTTAGACCATTGCTCAATCTCTTCGTCCGTCTTAGGAAACTTAATTTGTCCCCTAGCAGCCGTATCAAGCTGATTTTTAATATTCTCAATCTCTTGATCTTTTTGATGCATTAGCTGTTGCATATGGCGACGTAGGTCACCGTAACGCTTCTTAAACGAAGCTTCTTCTGCATCTTGGGGTTCAGCTTCTACTTGTTGTGTTTTTTCCAGTTCTTGACTGTAAGACAGACTATCGTCTGCCTCTTCTGCACGTTTATATCTTGCCATGATTTTTCCTTGGGGGCCGAATACGGGTAGCCCAATAAGTTTACGAGATGAACGCTACCTTTTTAGGTTTCATCATCCCATACAGCGAAGTCTTCGTGCCGTATTCACTTTCCTGATATTCTTCAGTTTCATTGACTTCGGGTTCTTCTTCAGTCACCTCAACAGATGCTACCTCGACCTCATTGCCTTCTGGGGTTTCGGTAACTTCTTCAGCCTCTTCCACCTCTTCCTCTACGCTTCCTTCTTCGTCCACGTATTGGATCAGACCTTGAGCATACATGCCCATTAGGCCCATCTTTGCTTCAGCTTCCATATCCATGATATGTCTCAAGCCGTGCCACTTAACGACATCTGCAGGCAGAACGTATTCACCTTCAGAAATCATAATCTCAATATCGTCACGCACATTCTCTGCACTTGATCCGATAGGTATTTCGTTACCTGATACAGGATCAGTCATAAGACCTTCGTCGCAACCACAAGGCATACCGCCGTGGTACATGCCAATCTTCTCTTCAGCTTCTGGATCGTTATCCATCATAGCTTTTTGGACTGCTTCACCCCGTGCTTGCTCATAGGGTGTAACTTCATTGTTATCGTCTAAATCGGCTGCGTTGCGATCTAGTTGGAATTTCTTGTTAGCCATCTCTTCGCCTTCCTCAGTTTCAATACCCTTTCGGGCAACGGCTAAACCGCCTAGTGCAAAGCCTTCTTTATATTTTTGTATAATAGGGCCTGTATCGATGCCGATCTTTTCAAGGCCAAGTAAACCTACTGCACCACCTAGTTTGGCAGCTTGCTTTATTAGGTCACTAACAGACGTACCTTCGTCTTCTGGATCGTTATATGGATAGTCCTCTGGATACATAGCCATAAGGGCCATAAGTTCAGATTCAGCCAGAGCCTTTTCTTCTGCTTCTGTCATTTCATCCATTATTCGGCTCCCTTAATTGCTTCGTCACGCAATGTGCTAAATCTACGAAGTTCTTTGATTGCGCCCTGTATCTCTAGGATACGATCCCGATCTTTTTCTTTCTCAAGATTGTCACGGTGCTGTTCGATACGATATTGTGCGTATTGGTCTAGGCGTTCCATCTGGTCTTTATCGTTAACCAGAAGAAGCAGACTACGGAAAAACTGCTTGTCCATTATTGTACTGGTGGCTGATTAGGGGGTTGTTGAGGTTGCTGCCCACCATTGTCTCCACCGCCACCGCCAGTGAAGCCTGCAGCATTAGGTTCTGGTGCATTCCCTGGGGCTATATTACCGCCACCATTGCCCGTAGGGTCTTGTGGGTTAGGTGCGCCACCTTCTGGTGCAGGCTGTGCCTGTTGAGGCTGTTGTGGCATCATAGCTTGGATGTCTGCCATCATCTTAGCCTGCATGATTGCTTCACGCTGATCATTCAGGATTTTATCTTCGTCTAGGTCCATAGAGGCCGCTAGTTCACGTAGCACGTAGTCATACTTAACAAATGGTGCCATCTGTTGGTTCGATGTCATCTGCATGAACTGTAGCAGGCGTTGTGACCGTATCTCGTTACGCATCAAGCTTTCAGTACCACGGGCCTTAACTTCCAGATCACCGTTGGTGAATTCTTTGTCGAAGTTAAACTGCATGTTGAAAGCAAAGAGTGCTTTACCCAACGGGGCCAGAAGGTAGTCATCGATGTTACGCACTACAGCCTTAATGTTTTGTGCGGCTGCACCCATAAGCATGGACATACCAGAAGCGGTACGGCCTACCCCCATAATGCCCGTGGAACCGTGGCTATAAGATGGAATACCTGTGCTTTCATCGGATAGCTGACGAGCCTTATCGAACATCATTAACAATTCATTAGAAACATTCGGGAACTTAGTACCGAAGATAGCTTGTCCTGGTGCGCCTGCCTGTCTACGGAATACCTTCCCTGGGTATACTGATAGGTCTTGGCCTGGGACTAAGTTTGTTTCATCAATTTCAATAAGCAGGTTGCCTGATAGCGCACCATTGTCCACTGCCATGCGCATGAAGCCGTTCATCAGCAACTGCGTGTCTTCCATATTCTCTGCAACGCCAATACCGAAGAAACCATAGGGATTTAATTCATATGGTACGGCTGAGTAAGGAATACGGCTAGGAGTGAATGGGTTTAGTACCAGACGCAGGATTTGTCCGTTACATATCCAGACATTAACCTGAATTTCATCACGATCCTGTAATTCTTTTGGAATATCCAGATCAGCTTCTTCAGCCAGTTCTGCATCCAAGATACCCCAATATTCTAGAACCTCATAGCGGTCAATCGCAGTAGAGTTACTGTTATCTTCTAGTGTATCTTCCCAATACTCACGTTGGTACTGGGGGCCGTAATCAATTGCTAGTTCAATGCTTTCTTCACGGAAATGTGGACGCTTTTTAAGCCCACGCATCTGTGTACGGTTTAATCTGTGACGCTGAACGGTATATTCCGCTTCAGACATGTTACGTGCGTCTGGATCAGGGTAAAAATCCCAAATAGAAACATATTCCACCTTTGGGATCGTTTCATAGATAGGATCGTAGTTACCTTCTTCATCCCAACGTGGATATTCTTTATCGTAGGCAAACGGCCCTTTGATAATACCAGTACCAAACAAAGCTGTTTCAAATGCCACAGATCGTAGATGCTTAGAAGCGTTAGTTTCCTCTAACTGATCGTGCATCTTCTTTTCCATGAGTTGCGCTGCACGTTTTGCAGGTTCCCATGTGGCTGAGTTAGGCAGAGTGCCTGCACCAACCTCTAATTCCTCTTCAACAGGCTTTAGACTGTCTAAATATATCCCAAGTTCTTTTTCAAGGTCAGGACGTACAACGGCACGGGGGACTTTGTAGTCTACTTGTGCAACTTCTTGTACTTTTTCATCTGTAAGAGCGTCTGCGCTAAAGTTAATCGCATCTGCTACGTTATTTGGGTAGCGACGGGCCTCAATACCAACAGGAAACTTCGATCCTGCAAACAATACGTCCACTAGCTGCGCATATGAGGCTAAAACCTTAGTCTTTGTGATCTTAACAAAGGCTTTAGACTTCTCAGAGTCGGTAAACTGGACATCAGAGCCGTAAATACCACGATAATTGCGGTAGGCCATCAGCCAACGCTCTTCATCGTACAGTCGAGTGTCTTTTGAGCGGGTAAACTGGCTTTCCACGTAAGAAGCAAGGCCACCTAGTGACGTATTTTCCGTTTCAACGTCGTTACCCTCTTCTAAAGCAACAACATTCTCGTTTTCTGTAGCTTCTTCTGGGTCTAAACCCGTTGGTTTGTCCATTAATGCCATGTTTTAGTATCCAAATGTTGCATCTGAGGGTTTCCACTGTTGTTGGGGTACGCCCTGTCCCCAATCAAAGGGAGAAGCAGCCCTTGGGCGGCTCATTACGCCGTATCTAACGCTATCGTAGGCGTGATCTGAGGCGTATCTGGGGTCAATATCATCAGAACCTTTAGGATCAGACGGTATGACGGGTAAATCTGCTATAATTTGCCGACATGTGTTAAAGAAAACTATACCCGCCAGTTCAGTTTCTTCATTAACCTTTAGTCTTTCGTGCAGTTGGTTCTTTCCTGCCACCCTTGCACCTGCAGATCGATCACTGGGCCTCCAACGACAGCCCATAGAAATCATTTCTTCTGCGATAGACGGTCCAATTTGGCCTCGATTATGCCAACAACTACTGTCCAGAATGCCATATTGTATTTTTTCGCCTTGTTCAGCATCCATAACAGCCCTTGCAAGGTCTTTACCTGTATGTTTCGAGACATAAAGTTCCCTATAAACGTATAAAGTTTCGTAGCTTGGGTCTATTGCGAACCAATGAACAGCAGAATAACTGCTATACCCATAGTCGCATGAGCGAAAACGTCGCCAATCAGGTGGAATATCAAAAGGTTCAACAACATGAACACTTTGTTTAAACTCTGGGAACGCTGCCCCATCCGCAATATTCCAATCCCCTTCAAGCAACTGCCTTCTTTGCATCTCTGGAAGGGACAAAAGGTTAGCTTCGTATTGTCCACCCTCAAGTAAGTAAGGGTTATCTTTCAGTGATGCGGGGATAAAGCGTCTGTAGAATAGAGGTTGGCCCTCTTTCTCATGTCCTTGAGGATATACTAAGGGCTTCCCACTGTCAAGATCAGTTGCAACAAATTTCTGATTACTAGGGGCAGGATCAATGAACATCTGTTTGACCCAACCATGACCCGCACCACCTGGGTTTGTTGTAGCCCTCATGAAGATTGGAAGGTCTGGGTCAGTCGTCCGAAGACGTGATCTCATATAGTTCCAAGCAAAAGGTGTAGGATGTTGGGTAAGTTCGTCGAATGCAATGTAGCTGAATGCTTGACCTTGGTAACGTAGTACATCTTCATCCCTTTCGAGATATGTCATCCATAACCTAGCACCCGAAGGGAACGTCCATT